TACGATTTCTGGGAAGGCACTGACTTCAAGATCAAAATCAGAAAAGTAGAAGGGTGGGTCAACTATGACAAATCAGAATTCTCTTCAGCTTCTGCCTTACACGGTGGAGATGAAGCAAGACTTACTGAAGTCTATGATAGAATCTATTCTTTACAAGAGTTCTTAGAGCCAAACAACTATAAGACTTATGATGAGCTATCGATGAAACTCAACAAGGTATTAGGTATCAATGCAGGTCATGCACCAGCAGCTGATCCTTATGCTGCAACGCCAACAGCTCCGGCTCCAACGTTAACAGCAGACGATAATCCTTTTGAAGAAGTTCCAGCCGACAATTCATCCGAGGATGATACGTTAAGTTATTTTGCGAAACTCGCTAAGGAATCTTAATTTGAATTAAAAAACTTCACCACAGTTTTTTCAGGGACTCTTAAAGGTGAGTCCCTTTTTTTATCTGTTAGTTAGACCAGTGGATATAGAATCAACAGCTGGCGGCGTAGTGATAACATAATTATCGCCCATTTTAGTTGAATTGTTTGTTGTTGCAACTGCGTTTACTATTTCAGCTGGTGTTGGACCAGCAGCTCTTTCTTCAGCTTTTAATTCAGTTGATTGTTTGTTAAGGTTTTCTCCTTTTTGAGATGCTGCATTTTTATTTTCTACATTCTGAATTGCTTCATCTACACCAGTATCCATTGTAAGTTTACCTTTAAATGACCTAATACCTGCAGCAATATCATCGCCTTTAAATGGTATTTTTTCTGCTAATTTTGCCAAGCCTTCTAATAATAATCGGATTGGAGCTGTTAATGTATTGAATATTGTACCAACTAAGACTTTAATCATTCTACCAAAGTCAAACGATCCTGTTTCGTCAAGCATAGCATTAAAGAAACCTAGAACTGTATTTTTAATTTTATCAAACATACTACCAATAAGTCCTGCAATGCTAAATGATGCAAGCGTTTCTTTAAATCCATCAAATCCTAGTTTACCTGCTATAAAACCAACAGCTGATTTTAATAAGTCAAGTGGTATACCAATAAGTCCTACAACTGCTCCTTTAAGACCACCGATGACTCCAGCAAATAGCTTAGTGAAAAACCCACCTTCTTGCTTAGTAAACCCGTCTATCGATCCTTTGATTGCATCAACAGCAGTAAGAAGTATAGTAAGAGGCAAGAATAATCTACCAAGTACTCGACCAACTCCTTGGAATGCTGTAAATACAGTCTTAAAGAAACTACCTAAACTTTTAAGTACTCCACCTGCGCTTTTAGCGCCTTTTGCAGTACTCTTTGCTGTATCGCTAACAAGTCCAAATTGTTTACCTATATCGCTAAAAGCTTTACCAGCGTCTGCAAAAGCTCCTGTTATAAAAGCAACACCTTTACCAAATACACTTCCAATAGTTTTAAAAAATCCACCGACTTTCGAAGACATAGCAGTAATGCTACCTCTTATTCCTTTAGTAGCATTCATAAAGATATTCTTTTTAAGAGTAAATGCTTTAGTAACTCTACCAAAGAAATTGGCTGTAGACATTAGAATACCAGCCTTAAATGTTTTAAGACCTTTGGTACCCATTGTAAATGATGCTTTAAACCGTTTAAAGAATTCAGCGAGAGGTTTAGTTATACTATTTGTAAATGCAGTTTTAACAAATTTAGGAACAAGCTTCTTTAAAGCAAGACCTAATCCTTTTACAAAGAGCGTTATAGCATCTGCAATACCAAGTATAAAACCTTGTAAAACAGCTCCTATAGCTATTACTATACCACCTACAATTCCAGCTGCAACTTCACCAGGACCTTCAAGCTTATCGCCAGATTTCTCTGTGTTTTCAGATATCTCTCCAAGTAGCTTTAAAGTCTCTTCAGCTCTTTTATTAGCTTCTTTTTGAGCTTCAATATCATCAAATTTATTGCCAGCTAGCTGATCAGCCAAGTCTTGCATTGCTTTTAATGAATCGCCTTGTAGGTTATGACTTTTATCGGCCATGACCATAGCCATTTGAGCTTGTAATTGGGCAGAGTCCTTTGTTGCTTTACTGACTTCAGCTTGCTCTTTAAGTGTATCTGTTAGAATTTCGAAACCAGACTTTTCAGCCAATGGTTTCTTTGTTTTCTTTTCCTCTGCCATTTTTTATTCCTTATTTACCGAATGCTTTACCAGCTTCGCTGATGCCGAATGCGCCAAGTGTTACTACAACAAATGATGTATAAATTGTGTCTGATATAAGTAAATCTTGTCCCATAAATGCTGTGACTAAATCACACATTCCAAAGACTACCATAAGTCCAAAGGATATAAATCCAATGATTGCTTTCTCATTGAGAATGTTATCATCTAGAAATAAGTCCATAAACTTATGTTTAGGTGGTGAGAGCTGATTCTTAGCACGAATCGCTTCATCTTTCATTTCTTTAATTTGATCTTCTTGCTCATCGAGCTTTTCGATCATTGCCATATACTTATCTAAGTCAATCTCGACTTCGTTTCTGCTGTTATCTGTATTTTCAGCCATTATTATCTCCTATTTTCATTTTTAATTCTTTCATTCTCTTCTTTAATATACTCTTGTAAGAGTGATATATAAATCTCCCTCTCCCACGGTATCATATTATCAAGTTCAGTCAAACTATAATTATGGTGTTGCATCATTGCAAAATTAGTCTTATAGTGATTGACTAAACTCTCATGCGAGAGGCCTATGTAAAAAAACTTTGTAAGCCTTTTAACTCCATATGATTTGCCTTATTACATGTTGGACAATCATAGTGTAAATCATGTTTTAATGCCGGCATATCTTCAAAATATGTAGACATCTTTTTAAACTGATCACTATTTAAATTCTCCAAAAAGTCATTCATTTCTTTTTCAGTTACGTTAGATGCATCATGTACTGCATCATCGTCAAAGATAGTATCGATACAGTCTGCGATCATTTTAAATGCTCCATCAACTGTGTCTATATCATCTCCCATGTTTGAAACCATTTCAAACGAAGGGTACCTTAGTGTAACACCAACTGTTTCAGTCAACATGACTACATTATCAGTGTTTACTTGTGGTGGAACTATCTCATCAACGTTAATTAAAACATCAACTAATCCTTCACACTCACTGCACTTAATTTTTAAATCCATATTTTCACCAACGGATTTAGATCTTAGTGCTAAAAACAAACATTCAATATCAAATACTGCTAATTTGTTTACATTAATGTCATCAAACGTACATAGTTCAATAACATCTTTAATTGCTCTCATGATCATCTTTTGATCTTGAGATTCCAATGCCAACATAAGAATCTTTTCCTCTTTTACAAGGTAAGGTCTATATGATATAGTCTTACCTAAGGAAGGAATCGTTGTCTCATACCTAGCACTGTTTAGCTGTGGTAAAGCCATAATATTTCTCCTATTATATTATCCAAAAATAGATAACGCACTTCTTAATGCGCTACCTGTACTACTTACCGGACCTTCCGGAGTAGCCTTATCATAACTAAAGCTCACATTTACTGTTTGAACTGTATTTTCATTCTCGTTAGATAATTCAATATCAGAAACAGTGGTAGGAAATGCTCCCTCAAGTTTTACACCATATATTGGCGTATTTTGCTCATCCAACTGCTGTATTATTACATCAGTCGTAATGTCTTTTTTATATGCTACTTTGTATGTGTCCATATCGACTACAGATCCTATCCAAGAATCTAATACAGTTTTCATATAATAATCATTAGTTAAAAGAAACGTACATGTTACATCATCGTGTAATTCGCCATACGGTATCTTTATTGTTTGTTTTTGTGCCTGGTAATCTATAGTAGCTATCTGTTTGCCTGGTATGACAACTGATGTGCATAACATTGATATATCTCTTGGATCATTTATTAAGTTTCTTGCACTAAAATTACCAGATATAGCTGAACTTATAATCTGTTGAGGATCTAAATTTAATAAAGATTGAGTAGGCGGAGTAAAGATAACGTTAAATCTATTAGAGCGAGCCAATCCACCTTTTTTTGCTATAGTTGCTTTTAAATCTTCTATTGTTGCCATTAGTTTCTCGCGATTTTAAGACTTTCCTGCCAAATTGCAGTCTTACTTTTCTTTTTAAATTGTTCTATTGGTAAAAATATAGCGATCTCCCAATCAGTCATTGGTACTCTTGCGAATTGAGATACTACATGCTTACCTAAATAATGCTTAAAGCATGGTTTAAATTCTTTATATTTTTTAACTCCACTTATTACACTATATCTTAATTTTGTAATTCGACTATTTTCTTTTGCTTTTGCTGGTCCTAATGCCATAAGCTCATCAAGAAACGCTGCTCTTACGTTATAATTTAAGTAGTGTAAGTTTAAACCGTAGAATCCGTTAGGAGCTGGATCGATCATGATCGTTAAGGGAAATCTATCGTAATAAGGAAGAGTTGCTTTATGTTTTGGATCGTAGAAGTACATGTACATATTCCCACGTATATTTCTACTTGTTCTCTCTAAAGCGTCGTCTTTAAGTAAGCTTGCACGAGATACTTGAAGATTCTTTACGTTCTTTTGAAACCATTTTTGAGATTCTTTTGTACGTGCAGTTACTCCAGCTCTCTGAGCTCCTGCTTGTAGTGTATCAAATAAACTTGCCATACTGTTATTTATAAAGAATTAGAGTATCTTTATGCCTAAATTTTTAAGAGTTTCTTCTGTCCATACTTGAAACTTCCATCCCT